GCTTTCAAGCGTTAACGCCATTGCTCCAGTAATTCTGCCAACGCCGCGAGCATCAAAGATAATGTCGTCTAATGTAAACGCTAATGTGCCGTTGTGTTTAACTATCCCCGATGCTGCAACCGCAATATCATCTAGCGAAACAGTCAGACTTCCTGTGTGAGTGTCAGCCCCCGTGCCGGCAAAAGAAATGTCATCTAATGTGGCAGTTAAATTCCCGTTATGTACTACAACACCGGAAACTGCAAGCGCAATATCATCTAATACAGCAGTTAAATTTCCGTTATGTGCTATCGTTCCAACGCTTGCAACAATAATATCATCTAACGTAACAGCTAATGTTCCAGTAATGCTTGTGCCGCCTCCTCCTTGCGTTGGAAGCGCTGCAAAAGGACTGTCAGCAAAAGGATTATGTCCAAACATAATCTTACGGCGCTACTGGAAAGTCTACAGTAAAAGGAAACCCTGCCTGCAAGGTAATGTCACGCAGTGATTGTCTATATACCGCCCACGCTAAATTATCAACTGGTGCATCAGCTAATTGTGTCCAGTCTGATTGTGTGAGTAGAGCGTTGCGTTTATAGCGTACTTCATTGGCTTTTTGAGTATTTTCAGCGTCAAGCTCAACTGGTGTTTTATTCTCAACAATTACGTCATACACTACGCCATTTTCAATATACGGCTCAACTGAAGTTAGTTTTTGTGTAGGTAAATGTGATTTGTCTGACTGTATCTGATACGCATTGCGCTCTTGCGCCCACATTAAATCAAGACCTTCAGGCGGAAACGATACGTTAGGAAAAACCTCTGTATGCTCACCGTGAGATAGGATTTGGCTATTTTCAATTATGGCTATTTTCATGTTTTATGGCCCTAGTGTTGGTAGTGGTCCGGTAGGTGGTGTAAAAGTAGCCGTATATCTACAATACCCAACAGTTATCCGTAAATCATACATATATCCGTTAAAGTTGCGTGTTAAATTACTTTTTATCCCTATATACCAGTCAGAAAGTGTGGTATTTGATAATAGTGTTGTACCACTTTGAACTAATACCCCATTAAAAAATAATCTAGTTGTCGCTCCATCAAATGATACACTTACAAATGTCCATTGGCCTACGCTAAGTCCAGTTTGGCCTCCAATAGTATTAACAGATCCATCACCAACGTATAAACCTCCGCTGTAATTCTCAATATAATACCCATTACCAGTAGTGTTTAACCACCCAACCATTGATACTGACGAAATAGGATACACCCAAAAGTCTACTGTGTATGGTGTTGTTCTAGCATTAAAAGATGAGGTTGTTGGGGTTGTTATATAGCTTGTCCCATCCCCGTTAAAATATAAAGACCCGCTACCAAACTTACTTTGTGCAGTGCTAATTACTACGTTTCCATGTACAACTGTTGTCGCATGAACATTAGACGAATCAACGATATTAATGGTTGAATTATTAGCACCATTACCTACAATCATATATTTTACATACGCCCAATAAGGGTCAGTAGGTGTAACAACCCCGCTCCCCAACGTAGCAAACCTAGATAACATAGTCATCGCACAAACTTCCCATAAATGGTTGTGCCCGCATCACGAGTCCAAAGTAAGCACCAGTCTGTACCAGACGTTTGCAGGGTCACACCGTTAGAAGCAAATGTCGTTGTCGTTGCACCTGTAGAGGTAATCCAGTTAATAGTCGGCCATGTAATCGAGCCTGCCGCACCTAGATTAATACCTTCAATAAGAAGCTCGCCCAATTTACCCGATGGCGGCCAGTTTGAAATTGTTAGTGTAGGACTGCTTGATGATGTTGGCGCCCAGCGTTGCTGTGAACCGTTAGTAAAATTTAAAGCGGCTGTGGTAGTGCTATCATAGTACACCCATCCAGTATCTTGAAACATTGTCCGAGTCAGTGAATAATCACCGCCCGTTAAGTTACCACCTAGTGTTGATGCACTAAGCGTAATACCAGAAGGTAGTGTAGGCGTACCAGATAAATTACCTGCTGTACCTGTGGTGTTTTGGTTAAGCGTTGGAAAGGTACAGTTTGTTAGTGTGCCACTAGAAGGCGTGCCTAATGCTCCGCCCGGTGCAACGTAGTCTGTTCCTGCTGTCGCTGCGGTAAAAGCACTTGTTCCGTTACCTTTTACTACGCCGGTTAATGTTGTCGCGCCAGAACCGCCTTGCGCTACTGTTAATGCCGTTGTCAAACCAGAAAGCGAAGTAATATCACTATTTGCGCCAGATGCAGCTAAACCGGTTACGGTGTCGCCTGTTTGTAATTCTTGAATAGCTGCCCCGTTTAGGACTAGAGGGTATCGTGCTGTCATTAGCTCACGCTCACGTTAATTGTTGACCCTGAATGATTCAACACAGGAAGATACCCGTTTGCTAACGCAACTTGAATCACCGATGATGAATGATTTAATACTTGTAATGTTGTAACTGGAATAGCACGTTCAGCAGGTAGCGTTACAAATACGTCTTTAGTACCTGATGTAAATGTGACTAAACTGCCAGCGTTGCTAGATGCCAATACGGTGGTTCTGGCAAGTGTGTTACCAGAGCTTGCGTAAGTGCCAATTCCTACCTCCCAATTTGCGCCTGTCTGGTCTGCAATGGTGTAGTAAGTGGTATTTCCATTTCCTACCGCAGCAGAAAACGATTGGTATCCTGTCGCCGCTCCCGCTAAAGTAATAGCGGTAGTGCCTGTAGAAGTTGTCGTTTCCTTAACTCTATCCGCTAAAACTAAAGTCATTACGCATTACCTTCTGTAATCGTAGCTGAAGAAATTGCCACGCTGTCGCCAGTTGTAATAGCAACGCTAGACAAATTAATATTACTTCCTGACGTTCCAACTGTAAGCCCTGAAATAATAAGCGTTGTTCCGTCAGATTTATAAATACTTGCGTTATCGGCGGTACCTGTTGCACCTGCTGTTCCAGCAGTGATTGAGCTTAGCGTAAGCACACCGCCAGACGCTGCGCCAGCAAACGGTGTACCGCAAACACATTCCGCTAATTGTGTCGCCCCAGAGGTATAGATTCTAAGTTTTGCGCCGTTGCCAGCAAAAGTAGTAATTGCGTCCGCGCGGGAATTGCGCAATGTGGTATTAAGTGAAACTGCCATTTATTTGACTCCTATAATTCTGCCGTTAGCATCTCGAACAACTTGTTTTGGTCGAGTTACTTGGTTGTGCATTTCAGACATTCTGTCGAGTAATGCTTGGTTCTGTTGGTTTGCAAGTGTCATCATTTGCGTCATGTTCATATTTACGTTTTCAATGACATTGTTTAGTGATGTTGATAATACGCTATTCAACTGTGGGTTTCCAGTTTCATCAAGTTCTGTCATTGAATCTTCTTTACCTGCATTTAAACTTAAAACGTGTTGCTTCATACTGTTTTGAGCTTGTATCTGCGCAATGGTAATCTTTGTATCATTATCAAGCTGTGTTTTCCACTTATCAAATTCGAGTTTAGCTTGTTCAAGTTGATTGCTAGCTTGAAGTTTCACTTGTTCAAGCTGCATTGTCGCTTGTTCTGATTGCTGTTGTGCTTGCATCTTCATTTGGGCAATTTGCGCCTCTGCTTGTGTACGCTGTTCGTCTTTGCTCGGTGGTTGCGGTCCTGCTGCTTTTTTAGTCGCTTGGTCAACAAACTGCTCAAGGACACCTTCAAGTTCTCTGCCCGCTTTAAACCCACGAACACCATAAAGCAATAGCTCTCCAACTAACGGCGCCATTGCAGGGTCTTCTTTAACCGCGCCAATGCCGTCTTTAATAAAGCCGCTTACCGCTGTCAAAAATTCCATGCGGTTTTGCTTTTCAGTCTGCTTATCAAGCTCAACTAGCGTATCGGTTTCAATATCAATATTGAAAACCCTAGCAGGTTCGTTTTTAAGCAGTTGAATCGCTTGCTCTACAAATTGCGCGTCAGGCGTATTCATAATGCCTGACACTTCAACTAATGTCTGTGGTTGGTATTTTGAACAGATAATCTCTGACTTCATGCGCAGGATTTCACGCGCAAAGCGATACAGCCCGTCTTTCATGTTGCCAAGACGTAGTGATGCAAACTGACTCTTAATTTGCTGTGCTGTCGCGGTTTCACTCGCTACCGACGCGCCACGCATGATGTCGGACAGGCCAGTTGTTTCGTAAATGATTTGCTTACATGACTCACGCGCTTGATATAGCTGTTGCAACGCAGACGCAACGTCGCCAAGTGGCATAAATTGCACAGCGCCTTGCAGTCCGCCTTTTTCAACAAACGCCGCCCAGTTTTTGACAGGGACAAGCACCCCATCGTTACCTTCTTTCATCAAGCGTTCAATCGCAGGCTCGTCCGCCGCGTAGATGCCCATGACTTTAAGCGCTTTGGTCAAATGCTTGATTCGACCTGTTAGCTCGTCAATCTCGTCTGCTTGGTCTTGATAGAGTAGAAAATCTGCTACAGGAATCAGCGTCCCTGTCGATGTAGTGGCAAAGTAAGGTTTAGGGCAGGGAAAGAAGTTTGAAAGCTCTAGTGGGTCATCTCTGTGGTCTAAAATGACATCGTACTGCTCCGCTATCCAATAGACGCATTTTTCTGCTTTTGACCAAATTTCCCAGATTTCTGCCTTTTTATCGGCTTTAGTAGTTTCTTTGTCGCCGTCTTTACGATTTGACGTGTTAGTTAACGGAACTTTCTCAAAGATGTCGCCAAAGCGGTCTACCCCCTCGTCTAACGTCATATAGACGCGTCGTGCCACCCATGTCACCTCGTCCCATGTCCGAGCAGGTAGATGCGCAAAGTCCTGCCAATAGACATAATCCACCGGTGTTGTTTCAGACACAACGTGTTCGTAGACTTCCGTCTGCGCCAGCCCGTTTTCTTCGTCCAGTGTGCGTTCAGGTGAGTATTCTTCCCCGCCTATCTCCGCATAATTGGTAATTGAAGGCTCAAATTCTTCAATCTTAGGCTCATAGCGTAGCCACGCCACGCCTCTGCCCGGAAGAAGCCTATCATCCACCACGCAAGACAGCGTATCGTGAAAATCAGGGTATTCTTTAATCTCAAAGTCAAGAACGCGCTCTAAAATCATCGCCGCTACTCTGCCGGCGTTATTTTTATCGTCAAAACGTCTTGAAATGTCAGGATTGGGCGGTTTTGCGTAAATTGCCGGTTTTAGCGTCTGTACGTTAGACCAAAGAATATTAAATCGTGCGTCCGCTTGCTCTGCGACCTTACGCTCGTCGCGGTAGCGCTTGACAATCTTCTCGCCACGCTCTGTCCACTTCTTATATTCTTCTTGGTAGCGCGATATTTCGTCGTGCCAAGGCTGTGCTGATAGTTTGTCACTCATTATATTCGTCTACCTCTACGTTTCGAGCTGTGTTCCCACAACTCCTCTAAGGA